TACTGCACAAGTAATATCAAAATCGGATACCTTTGCAGAAGTAGACCATGAACGAACAGTGATTGAGTTTTCGGTACCCAATTCAGAAACTTCTCTGTTCATCGGAGCAGTAGTAAAACCGTCCGAATGTGAAGCACCATAAATCGCAGTTTCTTTTGTGTCAACCAATCCAATAGGGATTATATCGGCAGAAGTTGTTGCACTACCCACTTTAACTGTTTGTGCATCTGTGAATGCCAAAGTACCACCATTGTTCCATGTCAACGCATAAGCATTGGCACCAATCACGGCAAAGTCATTCAAGAATGTAGACACAAATTCAGTTGGTGTTTGTGTAAATGTCCCTGTTGCAGCATTCGTAACGGTAATGTTAGAAAGTACTTGAAAACGGTATGCGCCTGTTACATGGTGTTGACCTGCAAAACGCAATTGCAATCCTTTGTCTGCAAGCAAAGTATCAACAGCCACACCATTACCCACTAGGTAATAAATAGTTTGTTCTGTTAATTTAACGATACCATTAATTGCAACAACGGTTCCTGCACCCTCAAAATCTGTTGTTAAAGCATCCAAAGCCTTGAACATCTTAACAGGGATTTCAATATACTGTGGAGATTTTTCGGTATCTGCCACTTTAGTACCACCATATACAGACTCAACAAAAGTCATCTGTACCATAGGCACTTCAATAGCAATTACAGGAAGCAATTCAAACGCAATTGTCGCAGCAGCAATGTGCATAGACGTAATTGTCAAACGCTTCGAGTAGTCGCCGCTACCCTTGTCTGAATCAGCCGTGGTGCGAGTGTTACCTGTGTTTGTTGAATTAGGATTTGTGATTGCTCCCATACCAACCAAGTGAGCAGGATCAACAGAATCGTATCCACTCTCTGTAATAAGGATCGAACGTCCATGGTCACGAGCGCAAACTGCCTCGTTCAATGTACTCATCCATTTCAATTTTCTTACATTGTTAGGATTCTTCTCGTCCAATGTAATACCAACTTTATTCTCGACTAACTCTTTCAATGGATTCTTCCATTTGGTAGAGGCTTTTTTACGGTCAAGGTTATGGTATCTATACTCTTTTAGATTAATTAATGCCATTATCTTTGGGTTATTGTTTAATAATATTTAAGTTCGTGATATGTACAAGAAGCCAAAGGACAAAAAAAAGCACCAAATACGGTTATTTGGTGCTTTTTGAAATGTTTTATTGTATCGTTTATAGATTCGGATCGAGTTTATAAACGGGTTCTGTAGTATTACTAGGAATGTCTTTTGGCTTTGCTACTTCAACATGAAACATTTTAGACTCCTGTGCTTCCCAAAAAGCCTTGATGCTTTTTTCATTGGTGAAGTTTCTTACCTTGGCGGATTCCTCAATTTTTGATTTAACAGCTTGGCTTGTTGTGGCCCAAAGTCCTGTATATTCATTTGGCATTTGTCGGAAGATCTTTGTTGACTCAAAACCCTCGGTGATTTGGGTGCTCTCCTTGAATGTCATATTATCGGCATCATTCAACATCTCGTCAATCTCGCTAACATGTTCATGTGTGACATTTTTATTGATTAATTTCTCTTTGACGCTGACATAGGAATCATGAACCAATTCATCGGCCTTGTAATTTTTTGCATCCTCGTTAAATAGCGGCAAAACATTCTCTACCAAGTATTCGTTTTCCATCCACTTCTTGAGCAACAAGTTTTTATTTTCGGACTCTACAAGTTTTGATTGAAGCGTTTCTGATTGTTCTTTTGATGCCGCTGAATTCTCTGTGATAGTGCGATTAATACCAATCACGCTTTCTGCAATTTTTTTGTTAATCGAAGAAATTGAACCTCTAATCTGTTTGATTGCTTCTTTGTCAACCGTCTCCGACGTCTCGACCAATTGTGCCACTCTCACAGCAAGTGCATCCACGCTCTCAGAAACTACATGGAAAATTTTCCCGACACTTTCTTTGGTACTTGCCTCACTATGAGAAACTGCCTTGGAAACAATATCAATAATCAAGCCTTTGGTTTCGGTAACCGATGTACGTGGGGTAATTGTTGGGACACTCTCAGAAACTTCGATATTTCCTATGTAACCCTTTACCTCATCAAGAACCACCCGTATGTTTGCCTCAAAAATACTATCAAACTCGGTTGCTAATTTGGTATTGTTTTCTTTGATTGTTTCGATTGTGTTTGCAGAAACAAAATTCGTATAATCTTCTTTAAGAAAAATCTTAATTTTTGTCACAAAAGACAAAAATCGTTCTGCCACCATAACCTGAAGTCGTGCCTCATGATTTGCCAACATTTCTTTAACACCTTCCTTGTCGGATTTGCTGTCTGCGCCGACATCGTCTTTTTTCTTGTTGTCGTCAGACTTATTTTTGTCGTCAGACTTACCGTCTTTGTCTTCTTTTTTCTTGTCGTCAGACGTATTTTTGTCGTCAGACTTATCGTCTTTGTCTTCTTTTTTCTTGTCGTCAGACGTATTTTTGTCGTCAGACTTGTCATCGCCGTCCTCGTCCTTCTTCTTGGCACCCTCTTTAAATTCTGCCAACATTTTAGTCATAAGCGTGTTACTTTTTTCTAGGGCAGACTCAAGGGATGTTACTTTTGATTCTAGTTTTGAAACCGTTTTATTGGTTTGTTCGACAGCCTCGGTTGTCGTTTTGTACGAACCTTTTTTGCTTTCAAAAACATATGTTGTGTAGCCGTTCTTTTTGCTTTCGGTCAACTGCTCCGACACTCTCATTAATGCCTGCGAGAATCCACCCTCATTGACAGTGTCCCATGTTGCAAGTACGTCTAGTGTTACGACATTGTTCTCGTCAATAGAACCATAACCACGAGAAGACACAGGCAAACAACCACCACTCCTTACGATTGATTGGCATTGTAGTCCGTGCTTGTTGTCTAATAGCAAAAATTTCCCCCACACGTTTCCGTTTGCCTCGATTCTTATCTCTAGGATTCGGTGTGTTGCACGGTCGATATTGACCTCCATACCGTCAGGATGAAACATTTCCCCGTACAGTCCCCTTCGGATGCTTGGTTGTAGTTTTTCGATATGTTCCTCGTACTGAGCAAATGGGTACATTCGTTCATTTTCGTTTAATATATCGGCGACCCCAATAACACCCTCGATCAATAACATTCCTTCAGGAATATAGTATTTTAAGGGTTTTGCAGAACTCTCCCATAACATTGTGTATGCTTTGCCACTAGACTCATCAATTCTTATGGAGTCTGCTTTGTGTTCTCCTAAAAACATTTTGGGATGCGTTTGGACTATTATCTTTTTTTCCATCTTATCTGAAATTGTTATTTTTAATCAATAATGTTACGGTATGTACTATTTACTTATATTAACGAAATCTGCCACCACGACCACCACCTTCCTCGTCGTCGTCAATTCCGTACTTTTTTTTCAGTTCATTAATATTCTTACGTTCGATTAATAACTTTTCTGTTTCTTCGTATCGGGCCTTTTCGATTATTTCAAGATCTTCGGCGGTGTATCCCAAATGTTGTTGGAGCAATAACCTCCATGGGATAATAGGAATATCATCACCATCAATAGTGGTCATCACTAAAGAGTCCCGTATCTTTTCAATATATCCTAGCTTCTCTGTGAGCACTGCCAAGTCTAGCAACTGTTTGAATTGATTGACACTGTTCCACTTTATGTTTATATTGTCAAAAATCGTAACATCGCCTTCGAGTTCGGGGATTTCTAGACCGATCTGTATGAACAAGGGTTTTAGCAATAGCGGTGCAAATGTATTGCGAATTCTGTGACAGAATCCTGCAAAATAGACCTCTTCCCGTTGTGCACGAGTCGGGTCGATTGCCCAATCACCTCCCTCCTCGTCAAACCTTGACTGTGGCATCTTGGATGCACGGTATAGTTTGCCCTTGAAGTAATCAACCACATCCGTTTTGTCGAGTGCGGCCCCCCTGTCATTCAACACCTCAATAGAGGGCTCTCCATATTCGCCGTCGCTTATAAATGTGGTTCTCTCAAATGGTATGTTGGCAGAGTCCTCAATCATAATCTCGCCTGTGGCAGAAGTATATTCAATGTCTGTTGTATATTCCTCTTTTTCTTGTAGTACGGCTGTGGCCGCATAGCTACCCATCAATCCTTGTGTGGGAACTTTATGGACGGTTCTATAAGACGAGTTTGTGACATACCACACAATCATAGTTTCTTCCATGATACGTAATATATTGGATGATTTCATCATGCTATGAACATAACTGATATGCCCTTTTACGCTGTCCTCGTACCAATCAACATGATTTACTTGCCAATCATACAAGATTCGGGATCCGTTTTGAAACTGCTTGTTTTTGAGCAGTGCATTATTGTATTGCGCCACGGTTCTTGCGTATTTAGAATCAAGACTAAATTCATACTTCCAAAACACACTACCATTATGGTAAAATTTTGTTAGGCTCTGTGCATCAATTTCAATGGCATGTAAAAACTTTTTGGGTTTGTCGGGGTCGTCATAAATCAACTCATAGGCCTTTCGACCCTCTATTAGGTAATTGTGCATGGCATTGTTTGCCCCATTCAACTTAAATCCTAACTCACGGTATATTTTTGGTAAAAAATCTGTGGCGATTTTTTCTATTTTTTCGATGTATTCTTTCTTGACCTCTGCCTTTTCTAGCTCGACCCTGTCTATATCATATTGGAAGAAGTGTTTTTCGCCCTCTGTTGGCATAGTCAATTCTGTTGTCAGCTTGGTTAATACCTCGTCAACCTCATCCAATGCAGCAACTTGTTTTAGTCTTAATTGTTGCTCATATCCTGTATTGTTATTGAATCCGCCGCCCCGACCCTTCCTTGACTTGGTTTCGTGATTCGAAAGCATACTATAATAGTCCTGAATGAATTCTTGGGCCTTGGGCATTGTCTCCATCTTGGACAATGTGTCCGTGGTTACAGCCTGTATGTTACTGTTGTACTGAGAAAGTCTTTGTAGAATCGCCTGATGCTTTCCGAAATTGTTTCGAATACGGTCAAAATTGTTAGTGCCCTGTATGGTAGTTGATTTCCCGAATGTGTCGTTGGTTCCGCTAAGTGTTACATTGACATTAACATTGTTGCTATCCTTTTTTTCGGATATATTTTTAATAACAGGTGATTTCTTTGGATTAAAAAAACTGAACATATTTACGTATTCTTCTTTGACTCGATTTTAATAAATTCCTAGCTTCTTTTTGATTTAAGAAATTTTTTAAACTCCTCGTTGAGTTTGACTAGGTTTGTGTTCTTGTAGCGTCTACTCGGTATATGTACCGCTTTTGGCCAATCTTCTGTGGCGAACTCAATTGCGCCCTTTATTCGTTCGGGGGCATACATACGAATCGCAAAGTCTCCGCCATACGGCCCGATTTTACTTTTTAATGTTTTCCATGAGAACATGAACGTTGGCTGATTTTTTTTGTCGTTCAGACCCTTCTTAAATGTTGATTGGTGTGCCGCCCAAATATCGGCAAACACACGAACCCTTATATGTGGCGGCAAAAGATGTAGGTTAAGTCCCAATTGTCTACGCACGCCATTGGCGACCGTAAATGTTGAACTCATAATAACCAATGGTTCCATGTCCCAATAAGGAAGTGTTTTTTCATGGATAGGATTTTGGTATTTAAACCAATACAATCGCCCTGCCTTTAGCGGTTTCCTCCCGTGCATGTACTCCTTGGTGGTCTTAATCTTCTTGAACCATCTAAGTGCCTCGGTTGGTTTGTTTGGTGCGCTTTTAAATGCTTTTTCTGCCTCGGTTAAAAAATTAAACCGATAGCGGTCTTTTATCTTGTTAAAAAACCCTTTTAGCTTAACGATAGCATTATTTATCAATCCTGCCATAGATCATAGGTTTGTTGTTGAGATGTTACAATAATTGTGTGTTGTTTATGTACAAAAAAGTTAAAAGTGTATATTTATTTTTGATTCTTGAATATTTTTGTTATTATTGCGTAAGTTATTTATTTAAACAAAAAAATATATACATGAAAACGTATAATACAGAAGAGGTTATTGCCTACCTCAACAAGGAATTGCCTCAGTATGGCGGAAAGATTCAACAAGAATCGGGTTGGGCATACATACAAATCGACGGCGACAGGGTGGACGGAATTAAATTTTATGATACAGAAACTTGTACGCAAGAACAAATGGATCGGTACGTTTCAATCATCAAGCAGAATGAAGCCTTGTTTACACAAGAAGAGGTTATTGAATTTCTGAAAACACAACATCCTGAATATGCCCAATACATATCGGTTAATATTCGTGGACTGCTCCGCATTGACGGTATAGGAATTAAGGGTGTTCATATAATGAAGACCATACAATACCGAAAATCTCAGGTCGAAAAAATTGCTAACAGAATGTGTAGAGGATGTCGCATGCACGACAAAGAAGATTTTTTGCATATGCTATCCCGAGATTTTAGAAATAATCTAAGCTTTGACAAGGGTTTTTTAATGGTCAATGGCCGCCCTACCGATTATTATACACCATCAGACACACACATTC